GATGGTTTCTAGTATCTCATAGTTTTCGATGTCGACATTTGCAACATCGTCAGAGAGAAGCCCAACCTGGCCAGTAAAGGCAAAGTTTTGATAATCTTCGTTGCTACCAATCGCATCTAATCCTGGACCAGCCGAACGAGTAAAATCATATCGTATCATTACAAATGTAGATTTATTCGTTTCAATATAAGAAAGAAGCTTGTTGTTGCCATCATACACAAAATCAGTCAAAATCATATCACAATCTTCGTACGAAACAACTGTTCCGACCTCAAACGTATCGTTGACTTCGTGTCTGAAAGGATACCAATCATCAACAACAACATCATGATCTGTTGCAAACACATAAACTGCACATAACAATAAATCATCAACACAATTTTGTTCGCATCGTACGAAAGTCGGCATATACCAATCGTCAATTTCAACCGTGGTGACTCCAGGTTCTGGCACAGTAAATCGTATTGCGATTGGTGGGCTTAGATCCCCATAAGAAACTGTTGGAACTGTCGGTTCGCTAACATCTGAAAAGAAATATCCATTTTCTGATACTGAATATTGATCTAACATGTTAGACTAATCCACTTCACACGGTTGCAGAAGCGGGCTGAGCCCATTTTGGCAGATTGTCTGGATTCGGTTCTAACCCGTACTTCGTTCTACGTATCTCGATGCAATTCGGAATGAATTTTAAGATCGCATCTGGAATACCAAATATCGGTTTTAAAATGATATTTAAAACCTGACAAATCGATACTTTGCCGCGACAGATGTCAATAATCAGTTTGATTGTGTCGAGGATTTTGCCTACGATTGGAAACTGCTGTAGAATCCAACCTGGAGCTTTGAGTATGATATCATGTATCTTGGCAATCAAATCTGTCTGAAAGAACTTCTTAATCTTTTCCATGGCGTCTTCGAACGCATCTTCAATTCGATGCCACAATTCTTCTTTTGAATGAATCGTTTCTTTCTTCTTACGTTCTTCGTTATCGAAACCAATTAAATTGCCTAAGGTTCCGAAGAGCGGGATCGGCAAGTTCAAGACAAAGTCTATGAGTTCTTGGAGTAACTTCTCTCCAAAGTCTTCGATAGCTTTACCTGATAAGACGTCTTCTTTTGCCTTCTTAATACGTTTCTTAAAATCTTCATACTTCAGTTTTAATTGCGCTTTAATAGGCTTCGTAGGATCGATGAATACTCCAATCCTTTCAATGATTGGACCAATAATAGGAATCTTAGTAAGTAACTTGATCATTGCATTGATACATGCGGCAATGAAATCGCTCAGTAGTTCTTTCATCCATGCCAAAGCTTTCTGCCAAAATTCTTCGGCTTCATGCTCAGGACTCTTAATACCCAGAGTTCCGTCGTATTTGCCATCACCAAAAAACTTTCGAACCGATTCGATGTCTTCGGCAATTGCAGCTTTGATCTTGACTTTACCTTCCTTCGTAAACAAATCGTTGATTACTGGCTGATAACGAACAGGATTACCAGCTTCGTCGACGAGTGTTACAGCCGTAATGAATGGAATCGGGGTAGTAAGTGGATTTGGAATTCCAAGAATATCAACAATCTTGAGTAGTGCGTCGACGATCCTCTTCTGAAACCATACGTCGATCTCTTTTAAAAACTCGCGGACCTTATACTTCATCTCTTGTTCTTTTGACTTGATCTTCTTAAAGACGTCAGTCATCAGAATACCAGTAATATCATCGACTAGCTTTTCCATGTCTCGAATAGCTTCGATGAGTTCTTTGCCGCACTCGTCTTGAATAAACTTTGCTTGTAACTTCAGTTGGCTAATGATCTTTGCAATGCCTACGAAATAGTCTTCCATTTGACGGAAAGATATTTGCCCGTTAGGACCACATTCTAAATTAGGAACTTCAGGAACATAGACTATCGGTCTCATGCATTGATTCCAACAATTGCGGCTTGAATATCCACCGCGCCTGATTTTGATACCACCTGTACACTGCCATTATTAGCATAGATCCCTACATTGCCTTCGTTTGCAAAGATGTCGAGATCTGATTGAGCAGTGATAACAATCTTACCTTGGTTACATGTGATCTCAATATTCTTATCACCCTTCTCATCGCCGACATTAAAAATTGTCATGTTGCCTGAGGCTAATTGAATATGATCTTTTACTGACTTTGTCACGATGGTTCCATCTGGCAAGATCTCGAGATAAGATCCTGACTTATGATAAACTTGTACGCGCTCTGATCCAGGAGTATCATCTAGCTCTACTAAGTGACCGCTGCGAGTAGTCATGGTATTATTATAAGGATATCTCGCCTTGTACTTCGATTCTGGTTCAACGTAGAAACCATCATCAGTCTTAATTCGATTTTGAGTTTTTTCTTCTGGTTCACCTTGACCACGAGCATATGAAGATACGCTGTGATTGCCTTCTGGCGCATAGTTTAACACACCAAGAATATATGCCGACTGTTGATTTGGAAGCTTCATGCACATGACTCGAGATCCCTTTAAGAGACCAGTCGGACTTAATCCAATTCCAGAGACTCCGGCGCTCGTAGTTGGCATCATAACATATGACGGTAATAAATCTTCAGAATTCACTTGATTAGAGTGACCTAAAAGTTCTCTTACTAAAACTCTGCCAGTTTGTGGTTTATCAGCTTCTAAACCGAGATCTGTCGTCGGATCTTCTGCTACTATACCTTCAAAAAATCTTGGAACTTGCATTTATCATCCTCTAAACTGTGTGTGTTTTTGGCAATCCACCGATGCCATCTTTTACGAGCTCTAACCCCTGTGCATATTCTGCTTTTTCATTGAAAGTCAGCATATGACGGCATTTAGTTACAACATAATTACCTGTCGTGACAGCGCTATCTTCATTCACAGGATTTTCTTCTCCTCTTGTAAGGCCAGCCGCTTCGGGTAATTGACAGTGAATCACATCTCCAACAGTAATGGCTGAATCTCCATAAATAGTGATTTGCATAACCACTGTTAAAAAGTGACTCATGTAATAAGGCATATGATTAAACTTTTCGGCTCTCTCTGCATTTCCAACAGTCGGATCAAAAGGAATCGCTCGAGGAGCTCCTTCATTTCCATCTTCAGTTTTCTCAACCTGAGCTTTAAGATTTGTAGATGCAGATCCTTCGTTTAGTGTTTCAAATTGTAAATTTTTTGGATCAGCTTGAAAAGAAATGATGTCTCCAGTGACACTATTTTGTAGTTGACACGTCGATCTTCCACCTCCAATTAATCTTAAAATTCCTTCGTTGCCGCTTTGAATAATTTTAGTAGTTAAGATGTTTCTCCACTTTGCTCCGGTTACATTTAAGTTGGTTAAAGTAGATTGTGTAAAACACTTGTCGCCGATATTTTTTATGCCTTCTTTGATTAACGCTTCCATGCTTTTAAAAACAAATCCGTACTTGTTTTCAAAGAAGTAAAAACAATGGCCGTTAAATTCTTGAGACATTGCATGTTCTAATCTAATTTGATCAATACACTCGAATGGAGTCTTTTCAGTAAAGTTAAATGCATGCAACCCACGAGTTTTTTCTGCAAAGAAAGGTTTATTTGATTTCGTTAAGTTAAGATATGCTTTTACCATATTCTCGCACTCGATGTTTTTCCTAACAAGCGGTGTGTTTTTTATGGTCGAAGCTTTCCATGCTTCATATGTAACACACTCCACTTTATAAATTAGTGCTTTATCATCGGGAGAATTAAAAGTAACTGGTTTATTAATAACATAAAGTTCGTATCGAATAGACGATTTTGAATTATCTTCGTCTGTTGTAAAATCAATGATAATTTTCTTATCTGTAAAAACAAATTTATCTCCTGCGCCCTTCGCCTCATAGAATTCGAATTGTGCACGAACAGCAGGTTCGAGTATAGATTCATATATGTTTGCTTGTACACAGACAGGAGTCAAATCAACAGCCTTGCCGCAATCGACAGTTTTTGCTGTATTATCAATCATTAAGAACTCGTTAAGTTTAAACTGCCCGTCTCTAATTTGAGAAATCATATTACGAACTCAATTGTTGTATAAATTGTTTTTCTGTTTCAGCGAGATAAGAAGACTTGAGAACAAATATATTTCGCTTCAATTCGTTTCTTTCTTTCTCATCATCATATGCATTTACGGCATACCAATACTCTGTTTCTGCAGTAGAAATGTTTTGCTTTATCGGAGTAATTGTTTTTATTCCTTCTGCTTGATTGACTGCAAAAGTTCCGTTGACGTGCTTTACGGTTAAGCTATTATTTTCAAGATCAACATAGTCAACGGTCGCATAAGCACCAGTGCTCGTCTGAGACACTCGATCTCCGACTTGGAATTGTGTTGGAGAAGCAGTAAGAGTCAACGATAATATTTTGTTTGTGGATACTATCCAATCTTCTTTGATTCTTTCGTAGCCGATCACTGCACCAGTATTCGTAAGTTTTGGCTTCCAATACTTTTGAGTATTTGTAGTTTCATCGGCAAGGAGAGAATCGTATTGTTGAAGAGTAATAATTCTTTCATCTTCATGCCAGTTTAATCGATAGAAGAGAGTAATCGCTCGAGCATTCGAATTTGATCCATACTTTGTTTCAATATAATTCTTAAAATCTTCTGCTGATTTATAGTAATCGTAATAAGGATCAACGATGTTGTTCGTAAGATAGATCATCCAGTCAAATTTCGAAGATCCGTAATAGTTATAAGACAAAATGTCTGGCCTCTCGAAGCCTTCTTCAAGAGTAAACTGAAAGGTAGAATAGATTTCTTTTTTTGTTTTATCAGTAAAGTCGACGCGTGCCAAGATATTCTTGGCAACGTTTCCTCCATAGTCTACAACTGGAAATCGATCGAAATATCTTGCCATTATTAGGGTTTCTTTTCTTCTTTATTACTAAGCGCACCTTCTACGTAACCCGTAGTGTCAGCTATTGTTTTATCAATATTAAAATCAAGTCCTGCAGCATCAATGCCTTTTTGTATTTGCGTCTTGAAAGTTTCCCAAGTTTCGCTCAGACGATCTCCGCCTTCTCTGCCATAATCACGCGAAGTTTGAATCTGTGTTTCAATCATTGAAATTGAACATTCGATAAATGCCGGGTGGCTTGTGCCTTCAAAGAATGCAGGAATTCCTTGTGGAGAGTAATTGAGTTCAATCGATTGAATGAGACACGGGAAAAATTGAATTAATCCAGGTTCACCTTTCATAATTCTTAATTCTGGTTGACATAAGAAAGGATATGCGAGGGCCGCAGTTCCTAAGCTACTATATGATGGCAAAGCATATGCTTTCATTGCTTTCAACAGATTCATTAACTGTTGACTTTCTTCTGGATTACGAGGAGCAAAAGTCCATTCGAATCTGTGAGTACGGAGTGGAACGCCGCTAAATAAAGCTTGTATGTGAGGATTTGGAACAGCGCCAATCGCTTGAGCGCCGAGAGCTCCTACATCTCCTGTTGATTGAACCATCGCGCTAAAAGCAAGCGCGGCGACTGAATTTGTTATGGCTTGTGTTCGTTCTTTACCGCCTGGTGCTGTTACAAAGTTTTGCATCGCATCTGCAATTCCACCTTTCAGACCTGTGGCATTTGGAGCAACTTCAATATCAAAGCTTTCTCTTATTCCTTTCGGAAGAGGAAGAGCAAATGCTTGTACAAACTTAAGATCTCCTTTTGTATGAGGAGAAGGACGTTGGTATTGTTTAAACTTAAATGACATATAATAATTTTCACTGATGTGGTCAGGAAATTGCATCGTATCCAAACCATCAACAGTAATTTTATTCGAAGCTCTTTGAATAGCATCAACATATGTTTCGGCAAAAGCAGAAGCACCTATGATATTACCATTCTGTGGATTGAAATTGTTACGAATGTCGGCGCAAGATGCTCGTTTCATTTCGCTTGTAAATGTTTGGAAATACTTGTCTTCGAGGCCGGCAGTTAAAGAATCTCCGAATCTTGCAGAAAGTTTCGCTGCAGTTGCATCAGAAAATCCTGCCTTCTTTAGTGCTTTGGCAAAAAGATCTTCGACTGCATTCTCGAGTTTATCTTCGAGCTTATTCGTAATCCTTTTAGCAAGGTTATTCAGAAGCCCTCCCGAGCCCTTTTTAAAGTCATCTAAGCTTATTAAAAATCCGTCTCTTGCCATACTGTCTCTCAAATTTAAAAAGGCTATCAGCTTATTTATAAATAGATTTATGGCTTATCAAGGAAAGTTTCGACCAAAGGATATAAAGAAATATCTCGGGGACTCGAACAATATCGTATATCGTAGTCGATGGGAACTTAAGTTCATGATGTACTTAGATTCTCATCCGAATGTCGTGCAGTGGGGGAGTGAAGAGTTAGTGATTCCTTATCGCTCTCCTCTCGACAATCGTGTACATCGATACTTTCCAGACTTCATTGTGAAGAAAAAATCACCAGAAGGAAAGATCGATACGATTGTCGTCGAAATAAAACCTCATGCGCAGACACGGCCTCCGGTGGTGATAAATAAGCCTAATAAGCGTTACATTAATGAAGTCATGACATGGGGTGTCAATGAAGCCAAATGGAGAGCTGCAGCAGTATACTGCAATGATCGCGGTTGGAAGTTCGACATACTTACAGAAAAAGAACTAGGAATTAAGTTTTAATGGCAATAGTCTTTGATACTATCATCACACAAGGTGTTCGTTCAGGACAGATTCCTGCGCGTACGAACTCTGCGCGTGAGTGGTTCAGAGATACTGCCGGCAAAATGAATCGTATCAATGAGCGTGAGATGATGAAGGGTGACGTAAGTCGTATGACTACTCAGCCTCTGCTCGGCTCGATGTACATGTTCTACTATGATCCGAAACATAAAGAAGAGCTTCCATACTACGACAGATTTCCTCTGATCTTTCCATATAAGAAAGTCAAAGGCGGATTTATGGGACTCAACTTACACTACTTGCCGTTGCAACTCAGAGCGAAGTTAATGGACGGTTTATATGACTTTGCAAACAATACTCGTTACGACGAGTCGACTCGTCTGAAACTCAGCTACGAACTCATGACTCAGGCAGCAAAGCTAAGATGGTATGCTCCATGCATTAAGCATTATTTGGCTTCACATGTGCAGTCAAAGTTTATGTACGTTTACCCATCAGAATGGGATATCGCTCTCTTTTTACCAACAGAACGTTTCGTCAAAGCAAGAAAGAACCAAGTTTGGATGGACACGAAAAGAATGCTAGGAGTTACTAAGTAATGTCAAACAAAGCTGAAGGAAGAACCAAACAAAATACCCTCGCCGGGAGACTTTTAACTTTTGCAAGTCCAGCAGTTGAGGCTTTATCTGGAAAACCTATCAGTGCATTTGTTCAGGCGAGTCAAACGAAAGGTGGTAGAGGCGGAGGAAGAGCTCCACAAGGATCATCAGAGCGTGCTCATCAAGATGTATTTGATAGGATTGCGGCTCGTGATAATCCGCAAGGCGCGCAGGGCTCTCAAGGCGCAACAAGCAGAGGTGGTGCACAAGGTGCAACTGCGAAACCTAAGCCTGCGGCAAAAACACAAGTAGCTAAAGGCGTCAATAATAATACAAAACAAGAAATTGAAACTAAAAATTCTGAATTTAGCACCGGTGAACGCAGTAAAGGCATATTTAATATCGGTCGATTTAGAGCCGAAGTTTCTGGTGCAGATAGTATACTTCCTACACATAGCTTCTTAACAGTTTTTGCTCCGATGCCATGGGCAATAAAAAAGTTTCCAGCCGGAAATCTCGATTCGATTCTGACAATGAGATGCGATAATGTTGTTCTTCCTTCTATTAATCTATTACAAGAACAAAATATCAGAAGATACGGATTTGGTCCAGTTGAAAATGTTGCGTATGGCGTAAATGTCGGAGATTTTACTCTTCAGTTCATCGTCGATAAAGACGCGCTGGTTGTAGAATTCTTTGAAGAATGGTTAAATCTAATCGTCAATCGCGACTCTTTTGGTGGCGCGAATATGAATAATAATAAAATTGGTGGTTTGCGAAGACCATATGAGATCGCTTACAAAGATACGTATGCGTGTCCGAATGTAAATGTATTTGTATATGATCGGTCACAAAATGCTGTGATGGAATATCATATATATGATGTGTTTCCTACCGGCATACAAAGCATGAATATGTCATGGAGCGAAGAAAATACTTTAATGAAGTTAAACATCACTTTTTCTTTTACTGATCTTCGAATTGAAAGATCGAAATCGAAGAATAAAAAAAGCCAATCGATTAATGATGAAATTAAAGTGACTGCGACTGGTCCGTATGCGGTTCAAGGAATGGGTGCTGGAGGTGTTGTTGATCTTGCTACTCTCGATCCAACAGGCGCCCGAGGTCTTGAATTAACAGATCTATCAAATGAAACTACAATCATCGGCGATGGATTTAGATCAAGAGGTTCGCCACCTCCTCTTCCGCCAAACACATTTTCTAACCGCGGCGTTGAACTCGCCGGGTTTCCGAAACGATATGACACACTTGGAAATCAAATAACAACTGTCGAAGCATAATTTATAATTTAGGAGAATATATAATGCCTTTACCAAAAATCGACCAACCACTCTTTGACGTGACGATTCCCTCTTCAAAGAAAAAGATTCTCTTTCGACCATTCTTGGTGAAAGAAGAAAAGATCTTGCTCATCTCTCAACAAGGCGGCGAAGACACTGATGTGATCAGAGCCATCAAACAGATCTTAAAACTTTGCGTGCAAGATGAAGATTTTGATGTCGATAAGCTTACGACTTTCGATCTTGAATATTTGTTCTTAAAACTGCGAGCGAAATCTGTCAACAACATTGTCAAGTTATCTTATCGTGATAACGAAGACGATAAAGTTTATGACTTTGAATTAAACCTTGATACGATTGAAGTCGAAATGCCAGAGGGTATTGATTCGACTATTAAACTGTCTGATAATATTGCAATGATCATGAAGTATCCGAGCTCGAGCATCACTGATAAAATCACGCAGTTTGATAATGAAGTCGATCTCATGACATTCTTTATCATTAACTGTATCGATACCATCGTAACAGAAGAAGAAATTTATCCTGCTTCTGAATATACAGACAAAGAACTCGAAGAGTTTCTCGATCAATTGCCAGTCAATTCTTTCGATTTAATTCGGCAATTCTTTGAGAAGATGCCGAAGTTATATCATAAGATTGAATACACAAATGAACTTGGTAATGATAGGAGTATCGAGTTAACGAATCTCAAAGATTTTTTTATGTGGCGCTGAGTCACAACTCGCTTCAAAACTACTAT